AACTTGTGAAGGAACCTGGGGATGCCGGTTGTAATCAGAATTAGAATTTGGAGGAGGAAAAATAAATGAAATTATATCAGGGCAACGCAAAAGACCTTGTGGGTAAAAAAATCGACTGCAAAGTACGAAGATTTGGCTATTATCCCATGACTGTCATAGAAATTAACGGTGAACTATACGTGAAAGATGCGGTGGGTGCCTGTATGTCAATTCCGGAAAAAGAGACAGATTTTAACTGTCACTGGTTTGATTTTGTTATCGACTAGATACTTTGATACGAAAGGAGAAGCAGGAGATGTGCAAGGAGTGTATTAAAAAGGTACTTGAATGGTACAGCTTTGGCATCATCGTAGGAGCAGGATTTTATATAGGACTGAATCTTGCAGTACAGCTCCTAAAGGTGGTAACAGACGTAATGAGGCAGTGGTGCCTATGAGAAAGAAAAGCAGTAAGCAGTCCAAGGTCAGCCGCATCGACCGCAGCAAGGCCCTGGCCGCCCAGGCGGACGAGGCAATCAAGGAGCGCATCCGGACGGCGCCGGCCTACATCTACACCAGCCTGTGCCCGGACCCGGGACTGCGCCGGCTGCCGAAGGGAGTGATACGGTATTATGAGACAGTGTTACATAGACAACGGGCATCACGGGTGTGATGGCCAGAGGACCAATAAGGGCCGGATACGGTACGGGTGCTGGGCGTGCCCGTGGCTGGATGCGGGAGGAGGTGAGGCCGGTGAAACAGACGGAAGCATTGGAGGAAGTGGCCAGGCTGGCCGCAAGGGAAGCCCTTAAGGAGCATGAGAAGCAACTCCGGAGGGAAAAGAGAATAAAGGTATTCCAGAACACCAAGAAGCTGATGGAGAATTATAACCGCATCTGTCAGAGCGTGGAGGAGGGAGTGGCAGAACTGTCCGACATGGATAATGGCGATGAACTGGAGGAGTTCACAGAGGAAGATATCTTTATCAACAGTATCCTCAAGAGCAAGCTCCGGAGTATTGTCATGATAGGACACATAGACAAGTGCTTGAAGCTCCTGGAGGATGAGGAGTGTCGGAAGAATACGCATGAGAAGTATCTGGCATTCAAGTATTTCTATCTGGATGGGATGACATACGAAAGTATTGCAGAGATTTACGGATATGGGGAGCGGACAGCCAGGCGGTGGATAACGGAACTTACGGGGATTCTTAGTGTATATCTCTTTGGGGCTGATGCCCTCATGCTGGATTAGATACTTGACAGGAGCGTGTCAAAATCGTGTCCTTGTCATGTCCGTTTGGATGATTTATAATTGTAATATGCAGAATTGGATGAAGCAGAAAGCTGATTGATTTTGCACCCTCCCCCACAAATAGCGGCTACCAGGCGTTACAGCCTGGTGGCTGAACCGGTTGATACCAGACCAATGCGCAAAGGTATCCGCGTACTGGCCGCGGAGTTCGTTGGTGTATACTGGGAGAACTCGGTACATGTGGAGTATCCTACCAATGGCTGGTAGATAGGGTCGCGCCCTGGGGGCGGTTCGATTCCGGATGATCCGCTTTGCACAGATAAAATATAACCAGATGAATAGTAGTAACATTCTTTCCTTGTGAAATGTGCCTGTCGTGGGATAGGTGCTTTTATTTTTTAAAGATTTATGCTATCATTTACTTATAAAAGAGGCATGGAGGGGATATAATGTACGAAGAGATTTGCTATAGGAGAAATTATTTGAACGAAGTTATATGTAGGCTTGATTTTGCAAGTAATTTGACGATTTTTAAAAATACTATGCCAAGGGATATATTTTTAATAGTAAAAAAATACTATCCGGTAGCCGAACCACAAGATATCATAGGAGCAGAGTTGCAAATTTCTCCTGGAAATACATCTGTAAATAATATTGTTTCTAAAAAATGGGTGTTTTATTCGCGGGATAGAAAAAACCGCTGTTCAATAGACACAGAAAGTGTTATTTTTAGTTCAGAAGATTATAACATATTTGAAGAATTTCGTGGAGCAGTTTTAGATGTACTCAGTATAATAATGAAAAGCTTTCAGGAAATCCAAGGTAAGCGATTAGGACTAAGATATATAAATGTGTTACCATTAAAAGAGCATGAGAGTTGGATTAATGATAAATTTTTCAATGCCCTTTCAGAACACAAAGATGAAAATACGACAAAGTTGCTGACTCAATTTGAATATGCGATAAACGAAAAGGATGTAAATGTACGCCTACAGTACGGATATTTAAATCCAGATTATCCATCTGTCTTAAAAAACGAAGACTTTACCATTGATATTGATGCTTATTCCACAGGACTTATTTATTTGGAAGATATTTCAAAATTATTAGAAGATATGCATTTTGAAGATCAAAAATGTTTTGAAACAATGATTACAGATAGATATAGGAATGAAATGAATAAGTAGGTGTAATTGTGAATAACGAAAGACAAAGTGAGACAGAATTAACAAATAAAAACCAAGAAATGATAATAAATCAAACGCTAGAATATAGTAAATATGATGAATCTTTGGTATTTAATAAATCAGAAGAGAGTTTGAATTACAATAAGCCATGGAGAAAAATAGTAAAGAGGAGAATATCTGATGGCTGAAACAATAGTTAAAGTGTATAAAGAAACGTCTTCAATTATCAATCAGTGTGATATATTTAAAAATGTTGAGTTTATTGAATATGTTAAAGAGGTTGATTCTGTAATAGAGGTATCTAAGATAATTTTTCCTAAAGTTATAGTTCTGACTCAAGCATGTGATTTACTACAGGATCATAATGCTAGGAAAAGAAATGAAAGTGACGAACTCGCTAATCAAGACAAATTTTTAATCTCTGTTATCGTTGCCCCATTATATAATTTTGAGGATTTTCGTTTGGGAGAACATTTGTCCCAAATTGGATTAAATATGCAAAATATGGGGAGAAGGAGTAAGAGTAAGTGTGGTAATATTATTCAAAATGAAGATAAGAGATATCATTATTTGAATTTTGATAAAAATGTACCAATAACCGAATGTGTCATTGATTTTAAACATTATTTTACAGTCAACATTAATTATCTGGATTCGGTTTATAAAGAACAATATATCTGCTCGATTGATAGTTTGTATAGAGAACTAATCTCTCAAAGATTTTCAAATTTTTTATCGCGAATAGGTCTCCCGGACCCAGCAGAAATGTAGGGATATAAAATCAAATGTAGGGGCCACCTCCGGGCGGCTCTTTTCATACCTCAAAACAAACAAAGAAAAGGCAGCCTAATCGGCCGCCTCATCCTCCGAAATAAAATTGTTTATGAATTTTTTAATTTCAGTTGTGGGAGTAGTTCCCATTATGTCGCATTTGGCCTTGAATGCATCCAGGACCTCTGGTTTCAAGTCAAGAGGAAAACGGACATACTTAGTGCGTAGATGCTTTTGCTGAGATGTATATTTCTTATCTTCAGACATGTGGGGCCTCCTAATATTTGATAAATTGGATGGTACTGCTGATGATTAAATACAAAAGTATTATAATTACCAGCAGTTTTGATGCTAAAAGGATACTGCCTAATATTGGCTTCTTTTTGAGCATTGTTATCATGAAAGACTTGTGGTATAATATTGTTGGAAGGAAAGGGGCTCGCGCCCCAATCCCTAAACGATTTTGGTAAGTGCTTCAATCACCAGCAGGATGATGTATGCTTTTACCAGTAGCTCAATGAGTTGGTCGCACAACTTGTTGAGCTTTTTGATTTTCTTTGGTAAGTCTTTCATGTGTTCACCTCCTTTCTATGATTTAATTATAGCATATACGTACGTATATGTCAAGCGAAATATGTACATTTATAAGTTTTTGCATCTGCGGATATTTGCAGGTGCTTTTATTATGCCATGACAAGAGGTGGTGATTATGCCAAGACCCAGGAGCCCTAACAGGGACAAAGCGCTGCAGCTATGGCTGGACAGTGGGCAAAAACGTCAGTTGAAAGACATAGCTGCCGAGTTGCAGGTATCAGAAGAACAGATTCGTAAATGGAAAAATCAAGACAAGTGGGATAAAGTAACGTTACCAAATGCGAAAGGTAACGTTACTAATCATAAAGGAGCTCCTGCGGGTAATCAAAATGCTGTTGGCCATGGGGCTCCAAAACAGAATAAGAACGCAGAAAAATACGGTTTCTTCAGCAAGTACTTGCCTGAGGAGACCGTTTCCATTATCCAGGAGATGCCCACGGACCCGCTGGACATCCTATGGGACCAGGTGCAGATAGCCTATGCTGCCATTATCCGGGCGCAGTCCATCATGTATGTGAGGGACCAGAAGGACGTGACCATCACTAAGATAGGCCAAAAGGATGGGGAGACGGTGACGGAGGAGCGCTGGGAGGTACAGCAGGCCTGGGACAAGCATGGCAATTTCCTGCAGGCGCAGGCCAGGGCCCAAAAAACGCTGGAGGGCCTTATCAAACAGTATGATGAGCTCCTGCATAAAAACTGGGAGCTGGCCAGTGAGGAGCAGAAAGCAAGGATTGCACAGCTCCGGGCCCAGACGGATAAGCTAACCGGGAACAACCAGGAGCTGGAGGACATGGAGGAGATAGAGGAGGATATCTATGGCAGCGGTAAATAGGTTTGTCAGGAAAAAGACCATCCCGTTCAACTTTTCCGAAAAGCACAAGGATTATATACGCAGGTGCGAAGCCTGTATGTATAACGTGGCGGAAGGTGCGGTCCGTGCCGGCAAGACAGTGGATAACGTGTTTGCCTTCGCCCATGAATTAAAAACCACACCAGACCGGATCCACCTGGCCACTGGATCCACGATGGCCAACGCCAAGCTTAACATCGGTGACGCCAATGGCTTTGGCCTTGAATGGATATTCCGTGGTCAATGCCACTGGGGGAAGTACAAGGACAATGAAGCGTTATTCGTCAAAGGCCCTGCGACTCACGGCAGGCAGAAGATTGTCATATTTGCAGGCGGAGCAAAGGAAGACAGCTTTAAGAAAATCCGCGGCAATTCCTACGGCATGTGGATTGCAACTGAGATTAATCTGCATCATGACAATACCATCAAGGAGGCATTCAACCGTCAGCTGGCAGCCCAGCGCCTGAAGGTGTTCTGGGACCTGAATCCGGATAACCCAAGAGCACCCATCTATGCGGAGTATATAGACAAGTATCAAAGGCAGGCAGATGCAGGGGACTTCCCGGGCGGATACAACTATATGCACTGCACCATCTACGACAACATCAACATTACCACAGAGCGTCTGCGGGAGGTCGAAAGCCGGTATGATAAGAACAGTATCTGGTACCTCCGGGACATCAAGGGAATGCGCGTGGTGGCCAACGGCCTTATCTATCGCCGGTTTGCTGATGATACAAGCACCAAGCAGTACACGTTCCGCCTGACAGATAAGCCTAAAGACATCATGGAAATTATTCTGGGGATTGATTTTGGCGGCAGTGGTTCCGGCCATGCCTTCACGGCCACAGCCATTACCAGGGGATACCATAACGTGGTTGTCCTGGCATCAGAATGGATTGGCTGCAAGGACGAGAAGGGGAACCAGATAGAGATTGACCCAGAAATGCTGGGGACCATGTTCTGTAACTTCTGCCAGAAGATAATCAGCAGGCACGGGTACATCACAACAGTGTATGCAGACAGCGCAGAGCAGACGCTGATAGCTGGCATCCGGAGCAGCCTGCGTAAACATGGACTTGGATGGGTGCGTGTAGAAAATGCACTGAAGACTGAAATTAATGACAGGATTAACGCCACCGCCATACTGATGGCACAGGGGCGTTTTTATTATGTCCAGGGAGAGTGTCAGAGCCTTGTGGATGCTCTAAGCACAGCCGTGTGGGACCCAAAGGAATTGACGAGGAATGTCCGGTTAGATGATGGTACAAGCGATATTGACAGCCTGGACAGCTTTGAGTATACGTTTGAACGGCAGATTAGCAGGCTCGTAAAGTATGGATAGGAGGTGAGGAGACGATGAGATTCACAAAGATGCTGGACTTAATCACGAATGTCCTGAATAAGGATGCGGACACGCAGGTGGATGTGTGCCTGACATCCCAGATGGCGAACCAGATAGAGTTGTGGACCCGGATGTATGAGAACTGGTCCCCCTGGGTGAATAACAAGGACGTGCTCAGTGCGAACTTAGCGCCGGCCATTGCCTCAGAGATTGCGCGCCTGGTGACATTGGAGCTTAAATCTGAGGTTACAGGTGGAACGGCGGCGGATTACCTGAATGAGCAATATCAGCGTAAGGTGATCAAGGATTTGCGCCGGTATGTTGAATACGGATGTGCTAAAGGCGGCCTGGTGATGAAGCCGTACATTACCCAGCAGGGTATTGAAGTACAGTTTGTACAGGCTGATTGCTTCTTCCCGTTATCTTTCGATAGTTCCGGTCGGATTACGCAGTGTGTATTCACAGAGCAGTTCCGGAAGGGTCAGAAGATATACACCAGGCTGGAGGTGCACACGCTGCAGGGAAAACAGGTACATATTACCAACCGTGCATTTGTGGCCACAAATGATTACAGCCTTGGCAGCGAAGTGGTGGTCAGTTCCATAGACAGGTGGTCGGAGCTGGTTCCGGAGCTGCTACTTGAGGGGGCAGACCGGTTGCTGTTTGGGTACTTTAAGGTACCGTTGGCCAATGCGGACGATTCAGACAGCCCACTGGGCGTATCTGTGTTTTCCAGGGCCGTGGACCTGATCCGGGAGGCAGACAGGCGCTATTCCAACATCTGCTGGGAGTATGAGGGGACACAGCTGGCTGTCCATATTGCCACCTCCCTGCTAAAGTACAACCAGGACCGGGACAAGTTTGAGTATCCGGGAGGTAAGGAACGGTTATACCGAAACGTGGAATACAATACGGGCGCAACGGATAAGCCATTCATTGACACATTCAGCCCAGGGATAAGGGACACGGCCTTGTTTAACGGATTCAATAACCAGCTAAAGCTGGTGGAGTTCAACTGTAACCTGGCCTATGGCACCCTGTCAGACCCACAGAGCGTGGATAAGACAGCCACTGAGATTAAGACCAGCAAGCAGCGCTCTTATGTGATGGTCTCTGACACCCAGATGGCCCTGTAGGATGCCTTGGAAGACCTGGTGTATGCTATGAGTTTCTGGTCGGCGTTATATGGATTGGTTCCGGCCGGCAATGATTACGAAGTGTCATCTGACTGGGATGACAGTGTGATGGTTGACGCAGAGACTGAGCGGGAGCAGGACCGCAAGGATGTAGCTATGGGAGTTATGAGATTAGAGGAATATCGGGCTAAGTATTATGGAGAAACCCTGGAAGAGGCAGCCAAGAACCTGCCAGAGCCGGCACTGACGGAGGAGTGATGTTGTGGCTAAAAAGATACTGATAGTGATGGGCACTGTGTTACTGATTATTTTGTCTATCGCATTGAAATGCAGTCGTATTGTATGGATTGTGGGGTGAAAAAACGTTGACGCCTGAGGAACTTGAGAAGCTGCCTAAGCCGCTTGAGCGAACCATGACGGCCCTGGAACTATCCATCATGGACGAAATCATACAGCGTATCAAGGAGGCGGCACAGATTACTCCGGTCATTGACTGGCTGCTGGTCAGGATGGATGCCATAGGGGCAAGCCGGATCCGGATTAAGCAGCTGATTAGTAAGGCTTTGGAAAAGACTGACCAGCAGGTGGATGATATCTACGAGCAGGCGGTCAAGTCTGACTACATCCGCAACAAGGCAATCTATGAGGCTGCTGGCAAGGACTACCAGCCCTATGAGAACAACCAATGGCTGCAGCAAGTCGTGGATGCTGCCAGGAGGCAGACCAAGGGCAGCCTGCGGCCGCTGGAGAACATCACCCAGACCACGGGCTTCAACATGCCGATGGGCGGCAAGAAGGTATTTACGCCGCTATCTGAATACCTGGAGCGTAGCCTGGACAAGGCCATGATGGGGATTACAACCGGGGCTAAAACGTACAGTCAGGCCATTGGTGGGGTGATTGACGAGATGACGGCCAGCGGCATCCGGACGGTGGATTATGCATCTGGAAAGTCCGACCGGATTGAGGTGGCAGCAAGACGCGCGGTGATGACGGGCGTGGCCCAGATGACAGATAAGGTCAACGAGAAGAACATGGAGGCACTGCAGACAGACTACTGCGAGGTGGATTGGCACATGGGGGCCAGAAACACTGGGACAGGCTATCAGAACCACCAGAGCTGGCAGGGGAAGGTCTATAGCAGTGAGGAGATGCGGACCGTTTGCGGAAAAGGGCAGATGCTTGGCTTTGGAGGAATTAACTGTTACCACATCGCCTTTGCCTTTATACCGGGCATAAGCAAGCGCAAATACACGGATGAGTGGCTGGCAGAGCAGAACCAGAAGGAAAATGAGAAAAAGGTATATAAAGGCCGGGAATATGACACCTATGCGGCGTTGCAGCATCAGCGCCGCCTGGAGCGGACCATCCGTAAACAAAAGCAGGATGTGGAACTTCTGGAAAAGGCTGAAGCAGACAAGGAAGATATCACGGCGGCTAAATGCCGGCTGCGGCTGACCAATAAGACCTATGTGGATTTTTCTAAGGAGATGGGCCTGCGGCAACAACGGGAGCGGTTGAAGGTTGCCAGTAGTGATACTCAGGCAGAACGTGGAATCGCGTCTAAAAAGGGAGCAACCGGAGCCACAGGAAAAGTAGACTTAGAATACATTGGGTCACCTGAATATAAGGCAAAGTTTAACCAGATTACGGATAAACTGGAAGTGAATGAGAGCATATACCAGAGAGCCAAGGCTATGTTGACGCACCGTAATGGAACGGATAAAGAAGATATGTACCTTCTGGATAAAGAGAGTGGAAAGGTTGCTGGTTCTCAGACTGGAGGAAAAACAGATTATGAAGTTGTTTACAATGCAAGCTTGTCAAACGCAGTCAAGGCTTACAAACCAGATTCCTTAATTAGTATACACAACCATTCAACCAATCTTCCACCGACCGGAAGTGATTTTACTTCCAATGGCCTTCATAGATATTCACTTGGAGTTGTTGCTTGCCATGATGGGACGGTATATACATATAAAGCTGGGAAGCGTATATTCACGGCTGGATTATTTGACGGAAGGATTGAAAAATATAAGAATTGGCCGTATAATATGAACGAGATGGATGCTCATAAAAGGGTCCTGGATGAATTCGTGGAGGAATATGGAATAGAGTGGAAGGTGATTCGGTGAAGAAGGAAAAGAACTTCAGTTACTATGACGGTCCGGTGAAAGACAGCGGACGAACAGCGGAAGAAATTGAAAAGGCAATTGAAAAAGAAAAAGAAAGATGCGACAAGATGACATCATGGGATGAAGCATACGAGCACTAAATACCACCAGTCGATAATGACCGGTGGTATTTTATTTGTTGCGATATCGCAACGGAAACACGCGGGATTATCCCGGGTGTTATTTTTATACTCAAAACCGGTCAGATGATAAGACCTAAAACAGTCAGCCGTTGGTGGATGGTTACACACCTACAAATAACCTAAGGACGGGCAGGAAAGGAAAAGAAGATGAAGACAGAGGATTTACAGGCAAAGGGGTTAACCCAGGAACAGATTGATTATGTCATGGCTGAATATGGCAAAGACATCAATGGGATTAAGCAGGAGAGGGACACATACAAAACCCAGCTTTCCACAGCGCAGGCTACCCTTAAGAGCTTTGAAGGCGTCAACATATCGGAGCTCCAGGGGAAGATACAGACCCTAACCACAGACCTGGCCAATAAAGACGCTGAGTATCAGAAGCAGCTGGCGGAGCGGGATTTTAACGATCTGCTGAAGACTACCGCAGAAGGGTTTAAGCCCAGGGACATCAAGGCAGTTATGCCCTTCTTGGATGTGGAGAAGCTGAAGGGGAGCAAGAACCAGGAATCAGATATCAAGGCTGCATTGGAAGCTGTTAAGAAGGATAAGGGCTATCTGTTTCAGGATGTCGGTATTCCCCGGGTGGTTGCGCCTACTCCTGGGCCTGGTGGTGAGAAAACAGACGACACAAGGACACAAGCAAACAATGCCTTAAGAAGTATTTTGGGCAGAGAATAAGGAGGATTTAGATTATGAAAGTAAATATTACAAGCAGGGCCGATGCGGAGGCCATTATCCGTGAGCAGGTTATTTCAACCATTTTCCAGGACGCGCCGAAGCAGTCCACTTTCATGTCCCTGGCACGGAAGCTGCCGAACATGACAAGCAACCAGACACGAATGAGAGTACTTGACTTCCTTCCCACCGCGTATTGGGTGGACGGTGACACCGGCATGAAACAGACCACCAGGCAGGCCTGGGATAATGTATTCATTGAAGCCGCAGAGCTGGCAGTCATTGTGCCGATTCCGGAGGCAGTGCTGGATGATGCGGAGTTTGATATTTTCGGTGAGATTACACCGAGGGTCAATGAGGCAATTGGGCAGCGCGTGGATAGCGCCATCATCTTTGGCGTGAACCGTCCACGTAACTGGCAGAATGACATCATCACGCTGGCCAGGCAGGCGGGAAACAATGTGGCTGTGGGATCCAGTCCGGATTATTATAATCTGCTTCTGGGCGAAGGCGGCGTCATCTCCAAGGTGGAGGAAGACGGTTACATGGCTACCGGGGCCCTGGCCGCTATGACCATGAGGGCGAAGCTGAGGGGGATCCGGTCATCCGATGGCAGTCTCATCTTTAAGTCCGACATGCAGGGCTCTACAAATTATGCGTTGGACGGGGCACCGATGTATTTCCCACAGAACGGGGCATATGACAGCACCATTGCACAGCTGATTGTCGGTGACTTCAAACAGGCGGTGTATTCCATCCGTCAGGACGTGACGGTGAAGATTCTTGACCAGGGTGTAATTCAGGACCCGGTAACAAAGGAAATTGAGTACAACCTGGCCCAGCAGGACATGGTGGCGCTGCGAATTGTATTTCGTATGGGCTGGGCACTGCCGAACCCAGCAACCCGGATGGATGAAGACCGTGTAGGATGTCCATTCGCTTACCTGGAGCCTACAAGCCCGGTTACAACCCAGAAGGTGACCTTTACTGTTAAGGACAACGCCGAAATACCAGCAGCCATTGATGGGGCAATTGTGGACGTGAATGGTTCCAGGGTTAAAACGGACGCGTCCGGTGTGGCGGAGTTTAACCTGCGGGCAGGGACATATCCTGCGAAGATTAAGAAATCAGGATACGGCCAGATTACCGAGACGGTGACTGTAACAGGTGAGGCAGTAACAAAGGACGTAACCCTCATCAAGCAGTAAGGAGGCAGGCATGATGCAGGCATACACTGACGAGATGTACTATATCAATGATTACCTGAAAGGGAGGAAGCCGGTCATCACAACTGGCTTCCATTTTTATGCCAGGTCTGCCAGCCAGGTCATTGACCGGTATACATTCAACCGCTTGAAGGATGTAGTAGAAATCCCAGATGAGGTACAGATGTGCTGCTGTGAACTGGCGGAATCCGAGTATCGCCGGGAGGAGCAGCAGAAGGAGGCCGGCGGGAAAATATCGGAGAAGATTGGTACTTATTCAGTCGGCTTTAGCAGCACTCAGGAAGTACAGCAGGCCACGGCCAAGGAACAGCGCAGCATTGTCATGAAGTGGCTGGCAGATACCGGTCTGTGTTATCAGGGAGTGTGATATGTATACCAATGCGGATGTGACGCTGTATCTCTACAGCAGGGAGGGGAAAGCAGAAAAATACACCAGAATGCCAATAGAGGGTGTGTACTGGGAGGACGTGAGACAGTCCACCTATCTTAAGACAGGTCAGAGGGACAGCACCTCCGTTCTCCTGGTCATCCCCCTGGAAAACCTGGACGGCCCCATAAAACTGACACAGGGCAAGGACCTGGCCGTCAAGGGTATCGTTGAGGATGAGATAGACTGTAGCAGCCAGGAGTCCATGTCAAAGTCTCTGGCTGCCCTTAAGTCCGCCCATGGATTCCTGACGGTGACCACAGTAGACGAACGGCTGTATGGCAGTGAGTCAGTACAACATTATGAGTTGGCCTGTAAGTAGGAGGTGCTGGTATGAAGGTGGAATTCAATATCAGCACTGCAGAAACCATTAAAAGAAACCACGGCTTGCAGCCTGGGGGGTCGGTGCAGAAGCTGGTGGATGGCGAATGCATGAGGTATATGGGTGACTATATGCCGCGGCGCCAGGCAGGGGAGTTGGAGCATATGATGGTCATGGCTACGGTAATTGGCTCCGGACAGATTGACATACCAGGTCCTTATGCCCATTATTTGCATGAAGGCATCCTATATGTATCACCGACAACAGGCAGCGCCTGGGCGAAGAAGAACGAGATTAAAATACCGACAGACCAGGAATTGACCTATGCCGGTGCTCCTATGCGCGGAAAGAAGTTTTTTGACCGGATGAAGGCTGACCATAAGGATGATATCCTGCAGGCTGCCCAAGCATTGATAGACAGGGGAGGGACCTAATGACAATCATAGATTTTATGAGGCAGAAACTGACGGAGTATCCCAAAATATCGGAGTTTCTGGTTGATGGAGATATCCACGTAGACTTCACGGAGCCAGGAGCCAGTTATGGCCTGTCCAGCAATGGGGACAGCCTGGTCAAGGAGGATATGCTGGGGAACCAGACCCGCCGACACAACTTCGCCATGTATGCTGTGGCGCCGTCCTTCACGGATTACTGCCGGCTGGTCAATAGTAACTTTTTACTGGAATTGGGATATTGGCTGGAACAGCTGCCTGAAGAAGGTGGGCTTATTGCAAACATCGGAAACCAGGAGCTGGAAGCTAGGTTCCTGAAGGCCACTACATCCAATGCAATGGCCATGCAGCCCATGGGTGAGACAGTTAACGATGGTATCCTGTATCAGATACAGATACAGGTGACCTACAAAATAGAAAGCGAGGAATAACCATGCGTAAAATGAACTTACAGCTGTTTGCGGAATCAATCCCTGCGGCTGGAAAGATTAAAAGGAAATGGATGGCACATTATATCGATGCAGCCCTCCCATCCGCCAGTAAGGCTGATTATAGCCGCTTGGGAAAGGACCTGGAGGAGTACATCGTGGAGATGAACGCCAACGTGGAGACAAAGAACAACATATGGGGGGAGACGTCCGTAAATCTGGACAGCTATCAGCCTCAGGCATCCGCTGACCCGTACTATGCTGAGATTGGGGAGCCATTGTTTGAGCGCCTGCAGGGGATTGTGGACGAACGGCAGACGCTGGATGACCTGAAGACCAGTGTGGTGGAGGTACATCTCTGGGAACCAGTTGAATCAGCGGAAGGTACCTATGTGGCGTATAAGGAAGATGCAATCATTGAAGTGTCCAGCTATGGCGGAGATACCACTGGGTATCAGATTCCATTTAATGTGCACCACACTGGAAACAGGGTTAAGGGTAAGTTTGTACTTGCTACAAAGACGTTTACAGCAGATGCATGAAGAACAATGCCGGCGGCAGATTCTGTGCCGCTGGCGGAAATCAAGGAAGAGGAGGTAAAACCTGATGGCAAAGAAGATGAAGAGCCTGTTATTTGATGACGGCTATGAGAGTTTTTCGGTAAATGACGACCCATCCAGGATAATTCGGTTCAACCCGGCAGACCCGGAAATCATCAACCGTGTGTTGGATGTGCAGAAACATTTTAGAAATTACAGTTCCCCGGAGGGGATTGAACTGAATCCGGACGGGACCCCTAAAAGCGATATGGAAAGGGACGGCGCATACGTGGCTGAGTTTTCCGAGGAAATGCGTAAGGCGTTCAACGGTATCTTCCTGTCTGATGTGTATGACACGATTTTCGCAGGGCAATCCCCTTTATGCATTGTTGGCCAGAAATACCTGTATGAAGGTGTACTGGATGGCCTGCTTGTGCTGATGAAGCCTGCTGTCGAGGAGTATACCAGGAAGAACCGGGAAAAGTCCAGGAAGTATCTGGAGGATATAGAGAAATGATTGGCCGGTTACCAACCAGCCTTGATGTGGGCGGGGCAGACTATCCCATTGAAACAGATTACCGGAACATACTTGTTTTCCTGGCTGCCTGTTCCGACCCGGAGCTTTCGGCGGCGGAGAAGCTGGAAATCCTCATGAAGCGCCTGTACCGGGATGGATTTTATCAGATACCGCAAGAGCACATGGAGGAAGCCATACTGCAGGCCAAGTGGTTCGTGGACTGCGGACAGGAAGAGGATGACAAAAAAACGGCTAAGAAGGTCATGGACTGGGAGCAGGATGAGCCCATCCTATTCCCTGCCATCAACAAAGTGGCCGGTATGGAGACCAGGGCGGCCCCATACATCCACTGGTGGACTTTTTCTGGATATTTCATGGAGATAGAAGAGGGTGCTTTTTCTACGGTTCTGGGAATTCGTCAGAAGAAGGCCAAGGGTAAGAAGCTGGAGAAGTGGGAACAGGAGTTTTACCGCAACAACAAGAAACTCTGCGACATCCGGAAACGGTATACCGAAGAGGAACAGGCGGAGATTGATTATTGGAATAATCTACTGGGCTAAGGCGCTAAAAAGGGCGTCTTATTTTTATGTCCGGAAATGAGGTGATGGCATGGCAGCTGATGGAAGTCTTAAGTTTGATACAAAGATAAACGTAAAAGGATTTGAAGAAGGAATATCCACCCTTTCAAAGGCGATGGACCGGCTGACAAAGGCAGTGGACCGGCTATCATCCAATATCCTGAGCCGGTTCAATGGAGCAGGACAGGCGGTGGCTGAGACTACCCAAAGTGCCGAGATGACATCAGATGCAGTGGAATCTATTGGTGATGCGGCTGATAAGTCAGCGGAACAGATTAAAAGCCTGCAGGAACAGATGGACGCAATCAGCGTCCATGCCATGCAGGATACTGCATCTGATACGGCCCAGTCCGCACCCGTTTCAGCACCGACCAGCGCGGAATCCCTTAATTATGACCCTAAGGCTATGGCTGCGGTATTCGGAAATGCAGCTTCGGAAATCCACAACTGGTCTGATGCGGTCGAACAATATGGTAACCAGGCTGGTATGGCCATGAATGAACTGCAGCAGGATGCGGCAGAAGCAGAACAGGCGGTATCGGAAGCTTCCAGCCAAGGCGCAGAACAGGCCAAGGGATATGTAGGCCTTAAGGAGTCAATCCTGAATGCATTTAAAAACGTACCGCGGGTATTCGGCCAGATACCGGTAGCAGCCAAAAGGGAGCTGTCGAAGATACCCGGGATTGTAAAGAGTGCATTCTCATCCGCTACCAGGACGGTTTTAAATTTTGGGAAGTCATTGGGAAAGGGACTGGCCGATAAAGCCAAACAGGCAGTATCCAGTTTGAAAGGGCTGGGGAAATCCTCAAATAAGGTGAGTCAGAGCATCCTGAAACTTTCCAACATGTTCAAGCTCATGCTCATCCGTATGGCCATGAGGGCGGCCATCCAAGGTGTTAAGGAAGGGATGCAGAACCTGGTGCAGTATTCGGACAGGGCGAACCAGTCCATGTCTGGCCTGATGACCAATATGACCTATCTCAAAAATAGTTTTGCGGCTGCGTTTGCGCCCATCCTGTCCTATGTGGCACCGGTACTTAATACTTTGATTAATCTCCTGGCAACGGCAGTGGGATATATCAACCAGTTTTTTTCTGCGCTGGGTGGCGGGAGTACATTCGTCCGGGCCAAGAAAGCCAACGAGGATTATGCCGCCAGTCTGAAAAAGACGGGAGGCGCTGCGAGTGCAGCCGGTAAAGAGGCAAAGAAAGCCCTGGCTCCATTTGATGACCTTGTGCAGATACAGCAGCAGGGCGCGGATGCGTCCGGAGGTGGGGGAGGCGGTGCCAGCCCTTCAGACATGTTCGAGACCGTCGGCATAGACAAGGGAATCAGTGATTTTGCAAATAAGCTGAAAGAAATGTTTGCAGCCGGGGACTGGGAAGGGATAGGCCAGCTGATAGGCCAGAAGATTAACGAGGCAGTACAAAGCTTCACAGAGTTTATCAGTTGGGACAATATAGGCGCCCAGATAACAGCTTTTGTAACAGCGTTCACGACCCTGTTCAACAGACTGGTGGCCAAGATTGACTGGTATTCTATCGGCGTCATGTTCGGCACTGGCATTAATACCATAGCGCATACGTTGTATCTTCTTCTTACTCAAATTGAGTGGTTCGCACTGGGCAATGCGTTGTCTCAAGGCCTTATGGGAATGGTCAATACGGTAGAGTGGGGACTTGTGGGCGCAACCATTGGCGCATATTTCCAGGCGCAGATATCCGGTCTGTTAGGATTCATCATCGGTACGGACTGGGGGGCCATCGGGACTGCCCTGTCTGACTGTATCGTGGGGATTGCGGATAAAATTGAATGGGAGCAGCTAGGGTATCTGTTTGCGGCTGGGCTTAACGCAGTTTTTGATGCAATGCTACAGTTCGCAAAAGATTTCCCGTGGGTCGAAATGGGTGAGCATATCGCAACCAGTATCAGCACGTTCTTCCAGACATTTCGGTGGGCTGATGCAGGCGAGGCATTGAGCACGTTCGTCATCGGAATCCTGGACTTCCTGATTACCGTAGTGCAGGAAACAGATTGGGCATCATTTGTGCAGGGGATTGTTGACTGCATTGAGGCAGTGGACTGGATTGGTCTTGCGGGAAAGATTTTCACGCTGTTGAGTTCCGCACTGGGGGTTGCTTTTGGGGCCTTGGCTAATTTCATTGGTACCCTGATAGCGGATGGAGTGACGGCTGCGAAGGAATATTTCCAAGGCAAAATCGAAGAATGCGGCGGCAATGTTGTGGACGGAATCTTCAAAGGCATCATAGATGCCATGAAGGCTGTGGGGACCTGGGTACAGAACAATGTCTTCAAGCCATTCATGGATGCATTCAAAAGTGCCTTCGGTATCCACAGCCCATCAACGGTCATGGCCGGAATGGGACAGTATCTGTGGGAAGGGTTCTGCAATGGAATCAAGGAATTTTTCTCCGACCCGGTTGGGTTTATCCGAACAAACATCACAGACCCATTCGTAAATGGGGTTAAGAACCTGCTCGGAATCCATAGTCCGTCAACCGTGCTGGCCGGCATCGGCTCCAACACCGTGTCCGGATTCAATCAGGGCGTGACAAACGAGCAGGCCGCTTCCCAGAGCGTCGTCCAGTCCTGGGCGTCCGGTGTGGCCAGCTGGTTCTCTGATAAGTTCGGCATCAGCTCCGGGGATTCCGCGGAGTCCAAGAAGTGGGCCACCAGCATCATGAGGGGCTTCAACAATACTGTTAATAAAAACTATACACAATCCCAGAGCGTCATGGAAACCTGGGCGGAGAATGTCCGGAAGTGGTTTGTAGGCGTGGATGAGGTGCAGGGCGTGAATGAGCTGTCCTGGACAAAATTTGCGGAACTCATTATCCAGGCATTCAAGGTCAAGATTGATGACAGCCATACTGAAACCCGGTTACCCATGGAGACCTGGGCAAAGAATGTGAAGGAATGGTTCTGGGGTGACAGTGACCTGGAAGGAACCGGAGGGATGTATGCAGCCTTTAAGGAAATGGCTAAACGCATAAATGAAGGCTTCGCAGATGGTATCACAGAATTTTCTCACCTGGCAATGAATGCCATCCGTAAATGGGCTAGTGATGCCATGAAGGAAGCACGGGAAGAGTTTGACATCAACTCGCCGTCCAAGGAGTTTTACGGCATCGCAGAGTATGTGGTGCGTGGATTTAACGATGGTATCAGCGCTATGGCTGCATCATCCCGGAGTACGGTCCAGAAATGGCTTGATGGTGTCATGGATGTATTTGACGGTGTAGAAATCCAACTGCCAATCGGCATCAACATCCCTAATGCGGTATCGTACCTGCCCAGAATGGCCAGCGGGACCGTTGTGCCGCCAAGGGCAGGTGAGATGTCCACAAGCATGAGGAGCACGGCAGGATACGGCCAGGAAGAAACGCTGGGCTATCTGGTGGCTAAAATGGACGAGATGATAAGCCGTCTGCAGGCGGAAGGGAACCGGCCGATACAGATTGTCTTGAACTTGACTGGGAACCTGGCTGCACTGGCCAGGGTATTGAAACCGGAACTGGACAAGGAGGCCGCGCGTAAAGGCGTAAGCCTGGTAATTGTAGGAGGAAGTTGATATGGATGATGTATTTTTAATGGACGGCAAGGCTTACAACGTGGAAGTGGAGAAGGACTCACTGGAGCGCAGCTTTGCGGTCACGGATACGGAGCAGTCCGGGCGAACTCTGGATTACTCCATGGACCGGGACATCATAGGGACTTTCTACAACTACACAATGAAAATCTACCCAAGGATGAATGACCTGGTATCCTATGATGCGTTTTACAACATCATATCCGACCCAAACTACGCGAGCCATGAAATGACCTTCCCGTATGGGCAGGAGACATTGACCTTCCAGGCTTATGTCACCCAGGGGAAGGATAAGCTGCGGATAAGAAATGGCAGGAACATCTGGGGCATGGATGGTCTGTCCCTGAATTTTACGGCCTTGGAGCCACAGAGGAGGCGATAACCAATGAAATGGGATGTGAGGGTGGAGACCAACGGACAGCAGCCATACTCATCCGTGGACGACCTGATCAGTTTTGAGCAGGACATGCCGCCATACGCCTACTGCCTGCCGCGGTATGCAAGGTTGGATGGGACCTATGCCAATACTCCGGATACAATCCCAAACAGCCAGAACGGCTATATCAGTACGGCGCTGAGCGGCCCGGTCGGTGTGTTCTCGGCCCCTCCGGTAATCACGGTCACGTATGACCGGCTTAAGACCAGCAATGGCATATCCATGGTCTTTAACCGGGTATCCAAGGACTATGCCAGGAGGCTTAAGATAGCCTGGTACAAGGATGCGGAACTGGTCCAGGAGCAGGAGTTTGAACCGGATGGGGTGGAGTACTTCTGCCGGGCCAAGGTGCCGCTGTTTAACAAGGTGGTTATTACCTTTTTGGGGACCAGCCGGCCATATCGTTATCTGTGGCTGTCAGTACTTAAGAACCAGAGGATGACGGACGCTGGCGGGCTGAAGATTGTCTATGATGATATTGCCCTGGGAGCCGCGGAGGATAACACAGCAGCTACGGAGGATAAAGATTACTACGTTGACCTGCAGGACCTGAAGGCAGGGGTGGAGTATCCGGATTACGCCATGTGCTTGCCCCGATATGCGAAGATGGATGGCAACTATACCAATGCGCCTGATTCGTTGGATGACATGGGATATGTCAGTGACAGCATATCGGGCGCCGATGGGGTGTTCACGGCCCCGCCAGCCATAACGTTCACGTTTGGCCAGAATTATTCCAGTGTAGGGATAACTCTGAGGTTCAACGACTATTCCGGGGATTACTGCAGTATGGTCAACATCAAGTGGTACCGTGGTGATGAGTTGCTAGCAGACCAAGATTATTCCCCGGACGCCCCCGATTATTTTTGCTATGGCATTGTGGATTATTATAACCGGGTGGTCGTCACCTTCCTGCGGACCAGTAAGCCATACCGCAATGTGTTCCTGACCGGGATAACCTGGGGACTCATCCGTGTGCTCAAGGATGATGAGATTGACGATATCAGCTGCCTGATGGAGCTGAATCCGATATCCGAAGAGGTAAGCATCAATACCATGGACTACACCATCCGCAGCAAGTCAGAATATGCGTTTGAGTTTCAAAAACGACAGAAGCAGACGCTGTATTTTGACGAGGCAATCCTGGGGATTTTTTATCTGAAAGATGGGAAGCAGCTGGGGGCAAAGCGGTATTCCGTGGAGACACAGGATGCTGTGGGAATTCTGGATAATAACCAGTTCATGGGTGGTGTGTACAGCGATGTCCTGGTATCCGACATCCTGGCCAGCATCATGGGCGGGGAGGGTATCACATACTTCCTGGATGATACTTATGTGGATGCGAGGGTAAGTGGGTATCTGCCGATATGTACGAAACGTGTGGCCCTGCAGCAGCTGGCTTTTGCCATTGGTGCCCTGGTGGATACCAGTTACGACCGGCAGCTGTACATATATCCACAACAGACCGAGGTCACCGGTGAGTTCACGGCCAGAGACATCCGGCTGGGCCTGTCGGTGGAACACAGTGACATCATAACCGGCATCCGGTTGTATGCACACAGCTATGACCGGGGAGTGGAATCGGCGCAGCTGTACAAGGGCATCCTGACTGGGACAACCAAGATAGAGTTTTCCGAGCCTTACCACAGCCTGTCCATAACCGGGGGGACGTTGGGCGACCATGGGGACAATTATGCATACATAACCGGAGCAGGTAACGAGGTGGTTCTGACTGGGCTTAAATATAACCATAGTACGATTAGTATCCTGAAGGAAAACCCGAAAGTCACCCAGAATAAGAACATTGCCGAAGTCAAGGATGTCACGCTGGTAACATCCCAAAATGCCCAGGCGGTACTTGACAGGGTTTACCAGTATTACAGCAGCAATGAGAGCATCAGCTTCCGGGCCACCATCAACGACCAGGAACTGGGGAACCGTGTGAACGTGGCAACTGGATTTAAAGGGACTATGACAGGAAATATCACAAAGCTGGATTTTAGATTCAGCCGGCGCAAGATTACGGCGGAGGTGACAGTGAAATGAGTACTGTATTAGACACATTGATAACGGACAGGACGGCGGATGACCTGGCCAATGATACGGACAAGGCGTATATAGCCTATACGGACCTTAACCGGGTAGAGGGGGCCTGTGAGCTGCTTGCGGGCCGTCTGGGAGTGACTATACAGACGAAGGTATGGAACATAGAGGACTTCCGGACGGACACAGAGATGACGCGGCTACTGGGCAATATCAAAAAGCTTCGTGCGGCTTATTATACCAAGGGCTGTACCCCAGCTACCCCAGTAAAAATCACATACAGCAGCATCTATCAGGCAAATGACATTGAGCAGATACTTAAGGACTTGGGGGATATGTATAACAGCATGGTGAGTGGTCAGCATCGCTTGACATTCAAGCTTGGCATGAGAGCAATAGGGAACAGGAGGTAAGGATGTTAAAGACAGATTACAAGTCTGACGTGTTTGAAGGAAATCGAAAATACCAGATAAGTCAGGACGGGGAAGGAAAATCGGAAATTCTGGATGTAACTGCGTACAGCCAGGAGGGTGACATATTTGGTCCAAAAGACATTAACGCTACGAATAGAGCAGTGAATGCCCTGAGGAATGACAAACAAATTACCATCCCTGCATTCGCACAATCCGCTGCGCCATACACAGCAGACATAAAA